GCTTGTTAGTAGTTCTGACATTATTTTTTCTCCTAATTAATGTTTAAATTCCAGCTAAACGACGAATATCAAAAATATTACTATCGCTTTCGCTGCTACTTACGCTGTTGGTTTGTTTATTGCCTGTAATTTCTTTTGCCTCTACTAGTGCCTTTTTCTTCTGCGGAGCTTCGCCAGCGATAACTGCTGGTAAGTACTTTTCAAAGTTACTACGTAACTTAGTTGTATGTACACTTTCAAGCAATTCTGTCATAATAGCCTTTTGGCTTGTGGCCAAAGGACCTACTAATTCATCAACAATTGCCTTACGTTCTACACTCTCTTTTAACATTTTAACTTCTGCTTCTTTGCTTTCTGAGATTAGGCGTGCTTCTGCTACAGCGTTTTTAGCAGCGGCAACTTCCAATTCTTTCATGTCTATGACTTTGAGCAATTTAGCTGTTTCTGATTTTTCGCTTAGATAGCTGTTCTGATATTCACTAGCATACGCTTCAAAAATCTTACGACCGAAGTCGTTACGACGTGCGCTTTCAATATCTTCTTTTAGCTGGCCAATCTCTTTGGTAAGAGTTTGTTCAACTGTATTTTCAACTAACTTAGCAGCACGTTTAATGAAATGTTCTTTCATTAACGCAAGAGCCTGACGGCCTTCGCGTACTAAACGTACCTTTGTTTCTGCGATATCTTTTTTATCTGTATGGAACTCAGCGATTTCTTGAGCTAAAGCTTCTACTACAAAACGTTCAAGAGTTTTAAACTTTTGAGCCATTTGTACTTGATCTTCGTGTAACTCACGGACTTCTGCTGCTAATTGGCGAGTAACAAACTCTTTCATTAGACCAGCATTTTGTCTCATTGCTACAGCATACTTGGCCTTTTGTTCGGCAAGTTGCTTACGATCTTCCACAAATTCTACGATTTCTTCTGCTAAACGATCATTAAGCATACGATCGATTGCTTCGACCATAACTTGTTTGTCATGTTCGTAGCGTTGAGCAAATTCTTCGCGTAGTTGTTGTGTTACTTGTGTGCGATTCTCATTGATTCTCGCATCCCAAGCTTTTTCAATATCAGCTTTGATCTCTTCAGAAATCACATTGTTTTCAAATAAAGTTTTTAGTGCTTCCAACATGTGATTCTCCTTTTTTATTGGAGTCCGCTTATTATTTTCAATAAGCTTTCTTTAAGATACTTCTGCGCCTTAGGATCATCCTGAACCTCTTTCGCTATGCGCAAGCTTCTATATCCGCCTTGATGATTCATCAAGTGTTCATAGATAGGTGTAGGATATGCCCCAGGAGCACTGGGTTGAGCCACCACATCGACTGTGATGATTTCAAAATCTTTTACGTGTCCGCTATTATCAACATCTCCGGATCCACGTGAAGAAACTCCCAACTTTACGCCGGATTCAAGCATAGTTTTCACTAGTTGACCCATTGGAGTTGGGAGTACTTTTAATTTACCATAACCGTCTGCGCCTTCCATCCACATATTTGTGACCATATGGCACACACGATCAAGGTTGATTCTTAGGTCGTCTGGATGATCTACTTCGCCTAGCACTGAATAGCCACCAGCAATTTGATCGTTCAGGGTTTTGACAGCCCTGGCAATCTCACTTGCAGGATAAACTCTCTGATTTTGATTCCGTTTATCGCCTTGAATGCAAATCCCTTTTAAGTAAAGGGACTTGCCGTTCATGCCTTCCTCGGACTCAACGACCATTTTTGCTTGGTCGAAACTCAGGTTTTCACGAAGACTTTTCATCAATTATACCTTATTTTGCGCGACTCTTTACACCGTTAAGAGGGCTACCAGCACTCTTATCGCCATCGTCGCCACCTTTTGGTGAGCTTACTTTCTTAAGGTGCTTAACGCCAGCTTTACCGCCTGGAACATTTACGTTACCTGCGTTATCTTCCTTTGTTGATGGATTTGCTAATCCACCTTTTGTACCACCTGAAGTGCTTTCGCCACCAGCTACGATATTAGCAGCAGTGCCGCCCATGTCGTTTTTGCCAGCAACTATACTCTTTGTGTTTGCGCCGTCGTCGCCCATTTTTGCGTTAGCAACTTTCTCAATGTATTCGCGCATGAAGCTTACATCATCTGCCATGCCCATCTTCATTGGTTCTTCGTCGCCCATGTCCATATCCATGTCATCACCGCCCATGTCCATATCCATGTCATCACCGCCCATGTCGTCGCCTTCGTCGCCCATCATTTTTTCAAATTCTGCACGTAAGTCGTCAATCGCATCTTCTAAATCAACCACACGATCTTCTAGATCGTCACCGCCTTCTTCGTCGCCCATGTCCATGTCCATGTCGTCTTCGCCATCAGCAGAAATGTCATCTAGTTGATCATCAGCTGGATCGCCGCCGATGTCGTCGTCGCCTTCGCCGAACGCAAAGTTTTCGTCCATTTCTTCATCGTCGTCGTCTTCTTTGGCTTCGTCCATTTCTTCTTCATCGTCGTCGTCTTTGGCTTCATCCATTTCTTCATCTTCTTCTTTGTCGTCTTCTTCAGACATTTCAAAGTCTTCGGCTAAGATGTTTTCATAGATTTGGCGAGATTTTTCCACAACGATTTGATGGAAAATTTCTTTAGCTGCGTCTTGGTCTTCATTTACAAGATGCTCGAGCATCTGCTCGAATTTTGATCGATCAGTCATTTTATCCTCCTATTAAGATTGTAAGGCTGTCAAATATTATTTACAGAGAAACCCAAAAAACTGGGCTATAATGGTGGTTTTTTAGCTTTTTAGATTCCAGGTAGGCATTAGTCTACCTAATTCCTCATAAGTCATGTGTCTAAAGTTAGCATAGGGCCATTCTAAATTATAATACTTAGAGTCAACAACTCTATAAAATTTTATAGACTTGTTTTGTTTTATAACTTGCTCTGTTTGTTTTTCCCAATTACCGTGATATGTTGCAGGATCTGTGCTTCTTCTATAGTTAGCAGTGTCAGCATACACATTGTTCAATAAGCCCTGAGCTCCAGTATAATCAAATCCGAATATATAAATTTCACTCGGTCGATGTTTACAGGCAAAGTCTAGTGCTGTAGGTCCAGAACTCCATCCTAGACTAGGACTAAAGTATCTAAATCCGCTAAAATTTCTGTACTTTGCGTTAGGATTAGTCCACACTTCGTGCGTCTTGTGATAGCCACTTTTTTCTATTTCCACTATCATTTTTGGATCAACAGCAATCAGATAGTCAGGTTCAAACTCTCTGTACAGAGCATTACAGCCATACACTTTGCCGTATTTTCTTAGTTCGTGTGGGTTAATATTAAGGCGGCTGCGGCCATTTCCTAATACAAAACTACGCATTAAAATTTCCTTTTAATGGTAATTATGCCGCAGGCTGTGGAGGTGTTTTATACATGGCTTCAATGAATTCTAATTCTTTTTCTTGTTCAAGAATATGTGCTTCACTGGCCTTACGTAGTTCATTTATTTGACTTAATGTTAGTCTTGTTTTACGTGTATCACTTCTTTCTATAGTTGTAGAATCGTGTTGCGGCTGGTAGCGCATGTCATTGGCTATGGCACGTAAATCTTTATCAACGTAAAATAACTCGCGTAGTATCATAATAATATTTATGCGGGAGCGGCAGGCGCAGGCGCGGCTGGAGCAGCTGGAGCAGGAGGCATTCCACCTGCGGCCATGTCAGGTGGAGCAGCAGCGTCAGCATTAGCTGTCATGTCAGCACTAATACCTGCTTGACTTACACCAGCACCTCGAAGTTCTGCTACACTATCTGTTGGTGTTGGCTTGGCTTTGCCGTTCTCTTCTGCCCATAGACGTTCGTTTTCAGCGATTTCTTCGTCTGTTAGTCCTAGGAATCGTTTAAGAGCAAAACGTTTACTGATCGTCGGCACCTGACTCATAGTCTGATAAGTTGGCGCACGAGCAGTATCTAGTTCACTCTGTCTTGTGGCTGCGAAATTTTGTGGCGGTTCAAATTTTAAATCAAATAAACTAGTATCTATATTAACGCCACGCTCTTTTAGATACAATTTAAATTCTGTATCAAATATTTCTGTCATTAGATTTTGTAACCTAATACAGTAGTTGTTAAATCTTAATTCTTGAATATAAGCAGTACCCACTCTGCCATCGTTATATTGGCTTTGACTGTCGTCTGCTCCGGTAGGCAAATAGCTACTTGGAATTCTTAGGCCGCGGAATAACTTGTTTGTGAAATACTTTAAGTCATCAATTTCACCTAGGTTTGTTCCGCCTGGCAGTGTTTCTACTTTTGAACCTCTACCTTCTGCTGTTTGTGGGAAGAAATAGTCTTCGTTAATTGATAAAGGATTATAGGCTGAGTCAATAACATTAGTAGTGCCGCCAACAGCAGAAGGAATTCTTCTTTGATGTATTTCATTTTTTACCCTCTCTACAAAGCTCATGGCCAAGTGACTGGGCATATTACCTACATCAATATAAAAAATTCTACGCTCAGGAGCACGTTGGATACGATAGATAATAATAGCATCTTCTAGCAGTTCTTTCTGCTTGAATACCTTGAACACTGTTTCTAATAAACTGTTACCAAAAGGATAATTGTTATCTAATCCTTCGCTTAAACTGATGTGAACTACGTGCTTTGCGTCAACTGCTAGTTCGTTTTCGTTGTTTTGAAAACGTGTACCTGGACTGATAGGATAAGCACTGGCTTGTCCTCTAGCGGCAGCTCCGCCGGCAACATAAGCAGTGCCTCGATTGTTTGAATTAGTAGTGTTAGGATTAATAGTTGTTACTGTGAGATCTTGAAAATTAGGATTCAAATCTCTAATAACATATTGCTCTGGCTTCTTGCCTTCGCTTTCGTTGACAATAACCTTGGTAATCTTACCTGGATCAACATGAAACCATTTTTTATCTTCTGGGTCTCTGATAAAAAAAGCATCTCCGTATTTGAATACATTACGCACAATTCTAAAAATACGTGTGTCAAATTTTTGTATCTTACTCCATTGTTGTAAGTACTCTCGTAAAATTTGAATTTCACTGTTAGTGGCCTTTTGTTTATAATAAAAATGAAAAGGTGTTTGATTCTCTTTATTTTTCTGACTACAGAATTCGCTGAGAATATCCAAGGCAGCATTTACTTCGCTGTCCATGTCCATGGTATCATATTGTAAGTAACGATCAATACGATTAGGGGCACCAGTATATACATCTGGTAAAAAACTTGAATAGTTTGTACGAGCCGGGCCAGCACTACGTCCAGTCATACTCATAGGACTGTAGTTACTAGAATCCTTGTTTACCTGTACAGGAGTAAAATATTTCTTCCAACTCATTGATTAGCTCGCATAAACGTCTTTGCCATTGGCCTTAGTAGCCTTAATTTGTCGTTGTCCAAGATCTTTTTGGACGTCAATTAGCGTAGTGACCTTAGTATTTAATTGATTTAACGCCACAACTACGTCGTTAAGAGTTGATTCTTTACCTGTGGCAGCAGGAGGTTTAGCTGCGTCTGGTTTCTTTTCTTCTGGTTTAGCTGCTGTAGTAGCAGGTGGTGTGGCAGGTGCTGATGGTTGTGTAGTACTAGCAGCTTTCTTTTCTTCTTCTTTCTTTTTGATTTCTGTAGGAATCTCAGCAGCTCTTTCTTTAATTTGGCTAGTAATCGGCATGCCATACTGATCAAACTTTAAGCTTTTCATATCTACTTTGTCCCGATATGAAGAACTAATATTAGCGTTAACAGTCTCACCCATTTTCTTAAGATCAATGTTACCAGTCTTAGGTGCTCCTGCCATTATGGCTGCTCTTTTTTGTTCGTCTAAGTCGTTGCCGCTAGTCTTAGGAGCACCTGCCGAGATTGCTGATTTTTTTAGTTCATCTAACTTACTCAGCTGAGTAGTATCCATTACTCCTGATTTAGGTACAGCTTTCATAGCTCCTTCTAATGTATTCTGAACCAAGGAATTTATATCTTTTGGAGTCATTATGGCTTCCATGCCATGTAACATCATAGGAGTACCAGCACCAAAATTTTCTAGCATAGACCCTGTCATAGTAAGAGATCCTTGACTTCTGCTTCCTTTGGGCTGTGTTTCGGCTAACTGTTTTACTTTTTCTACAGCAGCATCGGCTACTTTTTTAACTGCCGGAATAGTTTCATCTATGAGTTTATGTGTAGCTTTGTTAACAGCACCAGCACTTTGTAAGAATCCATCGGCTTCCTTAAATCCTGCATTGCCCCCAATGTCTATTTCAGATTTCGCTTTCTGAGCAACTGTGGCTTTTTCCATTCCTGGTCGATCTTTAATCATTCCGCCTAGTGTTCCGTCAGCTCTAAAAGCTGTATCAGCCAGACCTTCTAAGGCTTTGTTTACTTTTCCTTGTAAAGGTTGAACAAATTTTTCATTCAATACACTTTGAACATCGCCTATTCTACCTGTGAGACCTGCTAAAGCTTTAGAAGTAGCATCAACTGGTTGAGCTGTACCTGTTGCGTCTTTGCGCATGCCAGCTTGCGCCATTTCTATTTCTTCCATAGCTTTTTTGGCAGCTGCAGCATATCCTTCCTTTGTTTTTAAGTCTATGTTGTTAGCAGCAGCAGTTTTTTCTATAGTTCGAACAAAATCAATTTGTTTAGAAGCACCTTCATTAAGAGTTTTACTATAAGTGCCGCCAGCATCGCCTAATGTCATTGCTTGTAACTTTGTGACATCATTCATATCTTTAGTGGCTGCTGCCATCAAATCGAGTCTATGTTTATTACCTTGTTCTTCTCTTTGAGCAGCAGTTAGCGTCCTGTCAGCAGCGGTGTCGGCCATCTTTTTAGCAGCATTGGCTTGATCTTTATTAATTGCTGCTTGGGTAGCAGCTTCTTTAGTCATGATTTGACCTGTGGCGAATATTTCTTTAAACATTTGCCCTTGGCCCAATACTTGTGCTTCGTGAAGTTGCTGTCTGGCATTTGCTTCAAATTTAGCAGCTTCCTCTGCACTCATACCTTGAGTTTTTAATCTTATAGCAGCTTCGAATTGCATGTCTGCTTGCTGCTTTTTCATCATTTCTGCTTGCTCTGCTCTACTTTTTCCTGTGAGTTTGCTCAAGGCGTCCATTTCATTTGCTAATTTCATCGCATTATTAGCAGCAACAGACTGCATTTCTTGATCGTCTTTGAATTTTCCTCTTAGTGTAACGCCTTGTAGTGCTAAAACTTCGTTAATATCTCTAGTAGTAAATCCCATAGCACGTAACTGATCAGTTGCTTTGGAATTATTGTCAAAGAAACTTTTACTGGCAGCAGCAAATCCTTCAGCACTATTAGTTAGGTTTGTTCCAAATCCTTTTAATATACCGTCCTTTTGAAAACTAAGAAATGATTCTTCCATTTCTTTAGTGCTCATTCTCATACCAACCGCAGCATTACTCATGGCAAACAAGTCACCGCTGAAGTTCATGCCTGCTTTAGACAAGTTTTGATACATGTCTGCGCTTTCTGCTACATTTTTCTTGAGAGCTTCAGCTGAGGTAAACATCACAGATCCGGCTTTTTTGATACCATCTATGGTCATATCAAGTTTGCTCTCGGTATCGCCGCCACCGCCGCCAGAACTGCTTCCGCGTTTACGGTCTCTTTTTAGCTCTTCGATCAGTGCGTCAAGTTTGGCATCAGTACTAGACATATTTTTTTCCTAAAAAATGCGTATATAAATACATTTAATATATTTATCGGATGAAAAATGAGCAATACTAACCCGTTACAACAGTACTTTAGACAGCCTAAAATCTTTATTAGCTTACCTAGTAAAGGTTTATATTACGCTTCAGGTAGTTTCCAAGGAGACTATAACAATGTTCCAATCATGTCTATGACAGGCATGGATGAAATTTTAATGAAAACTCCAGACGCCCTGTTTAATGGAGAAGCTGCGTTTAAAGTTATCGAAAGTTGCTGCCCGTTTGTAAAAAATGCTAGGCAAATACCTAGCACAGACGTAGACACATTTTTAACTGCTATAAGAATTGCTACTTACGGCAATATACTAAACATAAGTCAAGATTGTAAACAATGTGGGGCTGAAAACGATTATGAATTCGATTTACAAAATACAGTTACATATTTTCAAAATCTTAGATTTATAAACGAAATAAAGATAGACGATACTCTTACTATTAGTATACGACCTCTAAGCTACGAGCAAATAAACTATTTTGGTTTAGAAAATTTTAAACTTCAAAAAACAGTAGCACAAGCTTATAATATCACTGACGAAGAAGAAAAAATTCGTATAACAGATCAAGTGTTTGCTGATTTAAGCGAACTACAATTAGCCTTATACTTGGCATCCATCGAACAAGTAAAGATTAATAATCAAATAGTTACAGATCAAGAACATATTTACGAGTGGTTAAAAAATATGGACCGTGATGTGTTTAATTTGATCAAGTCTAAACTCGAAGCTAATAAAAGCCAATGGGAAATTTCAGAACAACCTGTTAAATGCGGTCAATGTGAAGCGGACAATATTATCAAACCAATTTTGGATCAAACAAATTTTTTCGTTTAATCTTACTTCAACTCTCGGATTCTGATATTGCATCAGTTGTCGATAGATATGAAGCAGAAATTAAAGAATTAAAAGACGAATTTTTTAGATTAAGTTGGTACATGCGAGGTGGTGTTACTGCTGATCAAATGTTTTATCTGTATGGTTATGAAGATAGATCAATAATGAACAATATTATCAAAGAAAATATAGAACTGACTAAGAAGACAGGCACTAATTTCTTATAATTTTTATCGTGTTTTAATAAGCATCTTAACTTCTGAATCGTAATTGACTCCAGGTTTTAAAGGAATGGCATCAAAAGGATTAGGCTTGCCTGTGTCCCTGGCTTGTGTAATAGCATACTGTACTTTAGGAATTCTAAGTGTGGTTGGATCGTTAATTAAATAACCGTCTCGGTCTGTGACTGAAACTCCGCCAACACTGATCATCTTAGCATCTCGAGCAGCTCTTTCTTTTTCTTCTTTGTCTTTTAATTCTTTGTCAGGTTTTTGACTTCCACCACCAGGCTGTAGCTTATCTGATAGTGCTGGTAAGTTAATACCAAACTTAGCTGCTAATTCTCGTAATCCGTTATAGGCTATTCTTAATCCTGCTAGAACTTTGTCAGTAATCCAGCCTGTGACAGAGAACAACATCTGCACAGCCCATGCTTGTTGGAAGTCTTTGCCTTCTTTAGTAGTCTCTAACCAAGTGATAATAGCAGTTCTTCCTGCTATACCTCCAGGTCCTTTGCCAGCTACTAGATTCATTAAACGTGCGCCAGCATTTAATATACCCATGCTAGCTGCTACAGCGCCGCCGCCTGCTATACCTGTAGCTGTGCCTGTTTTCATTGCTGCGATTCCGGCCATAGCAGCTTTACCTGAAGCGAACTTGAAGAACGCTGGAGCAAACCCTGTGGATGTTACGATACCAATGGTGGCTTTGCCTAGTAATGTATTACGCTCTGAATCAAACTTAGCTTCAGCATCACTATATGTCATGTCAGCAAAACGATTAGGCATCTTTAAAGGAGTGTTGTTCTTAGTGCTATTAACCCAATCTTCCCATTCCTTTTCTAATACGCCAATATTAGTATAATAATCTTGAATGTAGTAAGCACTGCCGCCAATGTTAACTACCCAATTATACACACTGCCTATTTCTTTTAATTTCAAACCTGCTTTAAACTTAGATTTTGCTAGATTTTTAGCCAATTCAGATTTAGGATAATCTATTTTTGCCTGTTTAAGTCGTTGTCTGTAGTCTTGATTAAATTTAGCAGGCTTTTTCTTAGTCCATAAGTCACTGACTTTAGCATTAAGCCATTTACCGCCTTTGGTCAATGCTGCTCGCGTAAATTTATTTTTACGCATCAATTTTACTACAATAGGTCTACCTAATTTTGCTACTCCAGGAATAGCCAACAGCATCACATCGATGAAAAGATCATTCCATTCTTCTTCGCTGATTTTGCTAGGATCTTCGTTGTACTTGCCAATGAATTTAATCAAGTCAGCAAAACTCATAGCAGCCAATACCACACTGATAGCTGTTATAACTCCACCTACACTTAGTCCAGCTATAAGGGGAAGAGCTTCATCAAGACGTTCTTCCTCAATAGGATAATATTTTTCAGCGACAATTTCATATATTTTCATAACTTAGTATTTATTAGAGTTGAACTACGTTCAACTGCTCTTCGCTTGAGCTCGAGCATTTGCATAGATATAATTAGTGCGAAGCACTTAGATATTATCTAGATTGTTCAGTCACTCTTCGCCCGTTGCCAGGCGAAAAAAAGACATTATCTGAGTTGAACATTGTCACTTAGCGTTACAGCATTACAGAGGCGGTCGTCCGGTACCTCGAGCTGCGTCTTCATACGACGGCGGCACACAAATATACGCTAACACACTTGTGTACGTGCAGGTTTTGCCTGCTCATTTTGCCTTTTATCCTTTTCAAACAACCAAATCGCAGGACTTACAAGCGATCTTCATCCAATTGGGTAGTGGTTGAGTACTCTTAACGGCAAGAGA